CCAAACGATATCAATCTTTTCCCAGATGGTATTGTAGCTATTGGCCTGTACATTACTGTTGGCGGCACTGTAGTGTTTACAACTGCTCGTGGTCTTGAGCGTACTGTTACTGTTCCAGACAACTTCTACTTGATTTGCTCTGCGAAGCGAGTGACTACTGCTTCTACTGCAACAGGCATATTTGCACTGGTGTCTTAAATGATTGGCATTGGCGCTACATTATTTAAAAGAGCAGTCATGGGGAGTCGAGGGTTTAGTCCTTCGGCTCTGTTTGCTAATGGGGAAGAGGGTGGCTGGTATGACCCCTCCGATCTGACTACCTTGTTTGAGGAAGATGGCACTACTCCTGCTTCTGTAGATGGCCCAGTTGGGAAGATACTTGATAAATCTGGAAACGGAAATCACCTGATTCAGACAACAGAAACCAAGTGTCCCACCCTAAAACTTGCTGGTGGACTTTACTACTTAGAGTTTGATGGCATAGATGACGGTTTGCGTTCAGCGGATATTGATTTTACAGGCACTAGCACAATGTCTGTGTTTTCTGGTGCTAGGAAAGAAGCTGATGAAGTTGCTGTTGTAGCTGAGTTGTCCAATAACGTGGGTGGTTCCACTGGCGCATTTAGACTTGCCTCTATTAGTAGCAATGTTTGGAGATATACATCTAAAGGAACTACTGGTGTAAACGGTAACGCAACAGGTTACACCCCTCCAGTTACAAGCGTTCTAACAGGGCTGTCTGATATAGCCAATGACGTTGCCACCATTAGAGTAGATGGAGTCGAAAAGGCTTCGCCTACCGCAGACCAAGGTGATGGCCCATTTGGAAATCATCCTCTTAATGTTGGCGGAAGAAATGACGGAACACTCTTGCAGTTAGATGGAAGAGTTTACGGACTTATTGTACGAGGCGCTTTGTCTGACGCAAGTGAAATTGCATCTGCCGAAAAGTACATTGCAAATAAAACAGGAGTGTCTATCTAGTGAGTGTATTCGCCACCATTGTTGTAGCTAACAAAAACCAAGCTGCTGCTCAGGGCTTAACATCTCCCGAAATGTTTACAAGCCTGTATAAGAAAGGGCTAAGAAAATACTGGGTAAGCTCTGGCAATTTTCCTCAAGACTACTTTGACGCTCTTGCTGACAGCGGTTTAATATTTGCTATCGAGACAGATCAGGGTGTAAAGCCTAGCGCCTTTCTATTGGGGCTGGGGTTGAATAAAGTTATTGAGGAATAAATATGAGTGTTATTGGAGCTACTACTAGGAATGATTACAGCGCCGCTGGTGGGCAGACTGTGTTTTTTTACACCTTCCAAATTCTTAATGGCGAAGATTTAAAAGTTATCAAGAACGGTACAACCCTGACGATTGGCAATGACTACAGTGTTGCTATTACAGGAAGTGGCGGGTTTATTGTCTTGACTACTGCCGCCGCTGGCGGGGATACATTTAGCATTATACTTGCTATGCCTATAGACAGGACTACCCAGTATCAGAATGCTGGTGACTTCTTGGCTTCTGATGTTAATGGCGATTTGGACAAGAGCTATATTGCACTCAACCAGTTGCAGACTGATATTAGTAGAGCAGTGCGACTCAAGGATCAAGATCAATCAGTTGACCTAGAGCTTCCACTTGTATCTACAAGGGCAAACAAGTTCCTAAGATTTAACTTTGACGGATCAGTTGACGTAACTACTGGTACACCTGGAGCGCCATCAACAACAGATGACATCACATATAACTCAGGTGAAACAGGTTCAACTCAAAGAACCCTAACTAGCAGGCTTCAAGACTTTACATTGGCTACAGATTTTGGCGTAGTTGGTGACGGAGTTGCTGACGATACTACTGCGGCTAGGAATTGTATTCTTGCGGCAATATCTAACGACAAAGTTGCATACTTCCCTGAAGGAAACTACAAGATAACCGCGAACATACTTGATTACAAAAAGCTGGTAGATGGCGGAAAGTCCCCGAAGATCGTGGGAGCTGGCAGAGGTTTAACGAAGTTTACAATATCTGGAACGCAGACTGATTACGTGTTTAGCATTTACGGCGACACCACTTCTTACGGCAATTCCTCCCACCCTTCTGGCATACTGCTCCAAGGCTTCAGCGTCATTGGTGATGATGACGATAGCGTTGTTCAAAACATATTTGACTTGGCCATGCTTAGTTACTTTACCATCTATGATGTGAATACTTTTCAGTGTAGTGGTGTCAACTTGCGTATGCGTGAGTGCTGGGAAGGCCATATTGGATTGAAAGCTATCAGGGGTGGTGCTACCAATGTATACCCTATAATCTGTGACTACTACTTCCTCAACAAAAAGTCTGACAGTGCGTGTAACAACTTGCACTTTGGTAAAGACTTCCAGTGTGAAGCCCCGCCATGGTCTGCTATGTTCTGGGGTCGTAATACTCGCAAGGTTATGATGTCAGGAAAGATACACCCTAGACGTAGCCTAACGTACACTGTCCCAGCTATTGTAATGCAGGGAGCTACAAACAATACTATGGTTGGTGCCAACATATCTTGGAAAAATGTTAAGTCAATCCGTATTGAAGATAGCCCCGCAGGTACAGACTCTAATGGTAGTTACCCAAAATACAGTTCCAGTGAAAATGTCTTTATTGGCAACACAATTGCTGGTGGCTTTGAGTTAAAGAACTCTTGTCGCCGTAACACCATTGCTTACAATGTTGGTGGTATCCCGCAAATAAAAGACAATTACGATGCAACAGCAGGTCAGACAGTATTTGCTTACACCTTTCAGGCTGATGACAGTAAGAATGTTCAGGTTCTTAAAAACAACGATGAGCTTATCTTTACAACGGACTACACTTTGTCTGGCATTGGCAATGCAGGTGGCGGCAATGTTACCTTGAATGTTGGGGCGGCTGCTGGAGACAACATTAGTATTCGTCGAGTAGAAGAAGAGTTTGTTGACATTCAGGGTGGCGTTGACAACATTGTATTTGGCAATAACTTCTCTGGCCCAGGAACTGACCTCAAGTATGTTGCTGGTACTAATATGCTTCCAATTGAGTTTAATGGTAGAAGTACAGTCGCTACATTTAACTCTCGTGATTTATTTTCTAGGGTACAATTTACAGATACAGAAGGTTCTTCAAGGGTGGGGACTAAGCAAGGAAAGTTATTTCTTGAAGCAGATCCTCTTGCCGAAACAATAGACAGTAAGATTAGTCTTAGAGTTGATGGGGTAGAAAAAGCCAGTGTCGATCCTAACGGTCTTGAAGCCGCTGACGGTAAGTTTACAGCAAGCCTCACAAGAGGGACGTCAGGTTGGTATACTGGCTCCGGTACTCCTGAAGGTTTTGTTACTGCTGTTGTAGGTTCTATTTACACGCGGACTGATGGTGTAGCAAACGAAACTTTCTATGTAAAAGAATCTGGCACAGGCAATACTGGCTGGGTCGCTAAATAAACTAACTAACGAGAACTATCATGGTCGAAGAGACAAAGGAAGCAATGGATATAGCAGCAGCATCAACCGGAGTATTAGCACTGGCAGCATGGTTGCCTCCTGTAGCATCATTGTTCACAATAGTGTGGTTAGGTTTACGCATCTGGGAGTCAGATACCGTGCAAGGATTTAGGGGTAAGTAATGATTGATCTGCTTATAAAGCCTGTTACTAAACTCTTAGACAAATGGATACCAGATGCGGACACCAAGCAGAAGATCGCCCATGAGATTGCAACAATGTCTGAACGCCACGCGCAGGAAATCGCACTGGCTCAGATCGCAGTCAACAAAGCAGAAGCAGCAGGAAACTGGTTCCAAGCAGGATGGCGACCAGCTACAGGTTGGGTGTGTGTTGCAGGGTTCGCAGTAAACTTCCTGATCTCTCCAATCGCAGCAGCCTTCGGTGTTACAATACCTCAAGCAGATACAGCGGTTATGCTGCCTGTACTGATGGGTATGCTAGGGCTAGGTACAATGAGAACTATTGAAAGGATGAAGAAAGATGGGTGATGTAGTTAAGCTAAGGCCAGACCTTGCAGCACTGTGTGAAGAGTATGAGACTCTTATAGTCATAGGTGTAAACGACGAACAGATACAGATCGTATCTAACTTGGAAGACCCTGACATTCTGTACAGTATGGAAGTTGCTAAGGCAGAGCTAATCAATGCCTACTTTACTCCTGACTATGAGGTTCACTGATGCAGATGCAATACTTCGACATCAAAGAGTTTGATTGCCAAGAGACTGGCACTAACGAGATGAACCCTTTCTTCTTGGAGAAGCTAGACCAACTGCGTCATCAGTGTGGATTCCCTTTTAAGATTACCAGCGGATTCCGAAATCCTACGCACTCAATAGAAGCTCGTAAGACCAGACCTGGCACTCATGCTAGGGGTATTGCTGCTGACATACATATCAACAGCGGCTCAGAAGGTTATGTGATTGTGAAAGAGGCTATGGCAATGGGATTCAATGGCATAGGTGTTGCCAAGAACTTTATCCATGTAGATGTACGCGATACTGTACAGGTTATCTGGACATATTAGTTTACAAATGTCCGGTTATAAGGCGCTAAACTACCCAAATACTTAACTTACTAAACCATCTCGTTAAGATACACGGTATGGTATTAGCTCATCATTGTATCAACCTAAAGTTTTGGAGTAGCCATTGCTTACTGGCGCAGGACTTTCAACTAATCTTTTCTTTTTCTTCTTTAGCTTTGGCATACCAACAGAGCCAGAGCCATCAAAGGCTGACAACAAACTTCTACCCTGAGCAGGAGCCTTGACAGTTTTGCCCGATTTGCTTTTGAACGCCCCTTTATTAGCCGCCATTGTAGCCATCATTAGTCCCAGCATACTATTACCACTTAGATTTGTTGGCCCAGTACGCAGCAGACATCTTACCCTTGGCGATGTTCTTACGGTGACGAGCTTTGAAGGATTTACGACGAGCCTTTTGCTTGGCTGTCTTGGGGTTGGCACCTGCACCTGATACGCCTTGCTGACCATAGCGTATAGTCTTAACCTTACTGCCTTCCTTGGCAACCACAACGTGAGATTTGGTGGCGTGTT